ACCGGCCAATGCAATAACAGAACCAAGTGAAAAATGAACACAGAAGAAACGCAGCTGCAACTCTTTTCCCACCATCTGGCGGGATTGGCGTTGAAGTATCCGAGCCTCTACTTCGAGGACCGGCAGAACCCGAAACATCTGGCCCGCTACAACGAGGCGGACCGGCCCGCAAAGAAGTGCAAACTGGAATTCGCCCGCTTCCAGGCGTGGCGTCCGGTGGTGCAGACGGTCAACCTTCCCCCGCTCCCGAGGGTGAGGGCCGCGGTCTACGAGACGGTGACCTTTCGCCGGCTGGTGGCGTGGGCCAGCAACCCCACGCGGTTGGCGGAAATCCTGGTCGAGAAAGGGGTGCGCGGATGAGCGACCTGGCCATCAAAGAAGACAACAAGCGCGTGGAAGTCGCGTTTAACCAGAGCGGGGTCCAGCTTCGCAGCATGGACGAGATGGGGCGGTTTTGCCGCGCTATCGTTAACTCGGGTCTGGCTCCGTCCAGCTTCCAGACACCGGAGCAGGTGATGGTGGCCATTCAATGCGGCCTCGAGATCGGCCTTCCTCCGATGCAGGCCCTCCAAACCATCGCGGTCATCAATGGCCGGCCCTCGCTCTTTGGCGATGGCGCTTTGGCCTTGGCCATGGCGCATCAGCTGTGGGGTGGCATCGAGGAAACGCACGTGGCGGAAACGAATACCGCGGTCTGCAAAGTCTGGCGTTTCATCCGCCGCGAAGACAAGACGCCCAAGCTGACGCTACGGACGTTTTCCGAGGAGGATGCCAAGCGTGCCAAGCTGTGGGGCAGGTCCGGTCCTTGGACCGCGTATCCCAAGCGCATGCTTCAGATGCGTGCCCGTAGCTTCGCCCTCCGCGATGCCTTCCCGGACGCGCTCCGTGGCGTGGGCATCAGCGAAGAGGTCAGCGACTACCAGCCGATGAAGCCCGCCCGCGGACGCGAGGTGGCCAGCAACCTGGTGCTCCCCGATGCGCCGGAATCCATTGTGGATCTGGTTCAAGACATCGCGGTGCTCTCCAACCAAATCAAGCAGGAGGAGCTACTCTAATGGAAACCGGAGTCCTCACCATGGCCGAGGCGTCTTACCGCCGAGCCGAAGGAATCAGCAAGTCCGACTTGGATTGGATTGCCCAACCCCGCACGCCGGCGCATTACAAGGCCCGTCGAGATGGGTTAGTCGAAAACGTGCAGACGCCCGCCATGCGTCTCGGCAGCTTGGTCCATCGGGCCGTGCTCGAGCCGGACACCATGGCCGGCGCGTACGTGGTCAAACCCGAGGGCATGCTCTTCACAACGAAAGAGGGCAAGGCGTGGAAAGCCGAGCAGACCGCGCCGATCATCACCCAGGACGAGGCGGACCAGATCCACGGGATGGTGCGCTCCGTTTGGGCGCATCCGATGGCCAAGCGCATCTTGCACAACGCGAAGACCGAGCAGTGTCTCTTCGCGGAGGATGAGCACGGGACGATCCGCAAGGCGCGTCTCGACGCTCTGGTGGGCGGAAGTGTCATACCCGACTTGAAGACCTCGGCGTCCGCGGACCCGCAGGAATTCGAGCGGAGCCTTGGCAAATTCCGGTATCACGTGCAGGCGGCCTATTACATCGATCTGTGCCGTCTGGTGGGGATCGACAAGTCCGACTTCGTCTTCATCGTGGTCGAGAAAGAGGCCCCGTATGCGACCGCGGTTTATTCGCTCTCGCAGGAAGCTATCGAACTGGGACGCGCCGAGTATCAGCGCGACCTGGCCCGGGTCCGCGATTGCACCGAGAAGAACAGCTGGCCCGGATTCACCGAGGAGATCACGGTGATCGGACTGCCGGCGTGGATGCAGAAACAGGCGGAGGGTTTGCTATGAGCCAACCCGATCCGCTCGTTCGGGCACTTGTCCTGCACGGCCAAGCCACGCTTGATTTGGTGTGGGCGCTGGAATGGATTAACACGCTGACCGACCGCATGACCGGCGACCACATGGTGGCCGAGTTTATGGCCGAGTTGGAACACCGCCGCACGCAAAGCGACACGCTTAACGCCGCGGCCAAGGAGGCCCAGATATGACCGGCACCGAACTACGCGACCAAGGCATGGCGCTGGTTAACGAAGCGACACCGGAGCAATGGAAGGACGAGGCCGACAGTCTCATCGTGTCCATGGCCCGCAGCGGGGCGGAATTCACCGCGGAAGATGTTCGCGCCTGGGTGGGCAATCCGCCCAAGGCCAATGCCATGGGGGCGCGGTTCATGGCCGCGCTCCGCAGTGGCATCATCGAGCGGGCCGGATGGAAACATGCCAGCCGGCGCGAGGCCCATGCCCGTGCGTTGGCCGTTTACCGCGGAGTCGCAGCATGATTAAGGCCGTCATCCAAGGACAGCCGGACACCGTGACCGCCCAGCAAAAGGGGGTCATGGTCCGCGGTGGGAGGGTCATGTTCTACACCAAGAAACGGGTGCAGGACGCCAAGGACAAGCTCACCGCGGAACTCCGCCGGCATGCGCCACGCAAACCCGTCGATTGGCCGGTGCTGGTGACGATCCGCTTTTGGTTCGCGCCGGTGAAGGCAAGGCCGCTCGAGAAAACCCATGGCGTGAGGCCGGACGTGGACAATCTGGCCAAGGGCGTCTTGGACTGCTTGGTCCCCGCCGGCTGGCTCGAGGATGACGCCCTCATCGATCAACTCATCATTACCAAAGCCCGGAGCGGGGATGCCCGCCTCGAAATCGAACTCAAAGACCTACTCAAATGAAACATCTCAACATCGAAATCGCCGTGCTCCGGTCCCCAGACTTTCTGGGGGCCGATCCGGTGGACCGCGCCACGTGGCTCTGCCTGCTGGCCTTTTGCGCGGACCAGGAGAACAGCGGCATCATCCGCGCATGCCGCGATTGGAAGGACCGGCAATGGCAGCAGGTGGCCGGCGTGACCTTGGAGGAGGTCAACAAGCAGACCATGCTGTGGAACTGGATCGGGGACGATCTGCTCGTCTTTCACTATCCCACTAAAACCGAGGAGTTTGCGAAGACAATGCGCGAGCGTGGCAGCCGCGGTGGCAAGGCGAAGAAAGCAGATGCTCAAGCGCACGCTAAAGCACACGCTCAAGCAGATGCTGTAGCCCACGCTCTACCTAATGTAAGGAAAGGTAAGGAAAGGAAATCTAATGTAATACAAAGCCCAAGCCTCGAGGAGGTGCAGACCGCCGCGAGCATGATGGGCGTCGAGGCAAGGCTGGCTGAAATATTCTTTCACGAATGTGAGGCCCGACCAATCAGCCCGGACGGGGAGTGGACCGGCAAGGACGGACAGCCCTTCCGCAATTGGCGCAACGCGCTCAAGGCATTTGGCGAGAGATGGAAAGCCAATGAGAACCGCAATGGCACCGCATTTGCGCGGAATGGCACCGCCACGCTTTCGACTAAACCCTTGAGCGTCTGGGAGGCCAAAGAAAAGAAAGCGGCCTTACAGGGCGAACTGGAGCGAATGAAGATGGACAAGCGGTGGAGGCAGGCCAAAACCGAAACGCCATGGGAAACCGAGTGGAATGACGAGGGCCGAGCCAAGGCCCGCGAGATCCGGGGGAAGATCACCAAGCTCGAGGAGGTCATCGCGGCATGAGTTGCCCTTACGAAAAATCCACCGTGGCCTACGCACGCTTTAGTGCCGAGGCGATGGAACTGATCTTGGATCTTTACAAGGAATACGAGCAGATGGCCGCGAAGAATGCGGTGGTGCCTTCGCCTCACCTCGAGCCGGTCATCTCCTCGTTTATCGACCTGTGGCGCGTGACCGTGGCCGCTCACCCCATTCGCGTGGAATGAACACCCTTGAATCCTACATCGAGCAGAACGGCATGGACCCCGCGGAGGTGATGAATGCCCTACAAACCATGGCTCCCCTCGGCACGTGCAGCGACAACGCGGTCACACCGGCGGACGTGGGCACCGCAGGCGCGGCGGTTTTTTGGGTCCATACGCACAGAGAACTCTTTACAAGGATTAGTCGAAAAAAGAAATGAAACGCATCATGTCCAACGATCCGGCAACGCCCATTTGCGCCAACGAGCAACGCACTTACACAAACGAAGGATCGGTATTTAAGCTCCGCAACGTGGTGGCGGAACCTATCGCCATCCAAGACACAACCTCCCGAGAAAAGGCCCAGAACGGGCGCGGGTGGAGCGAGGACGGAACAAGTTACACGCTGGATGCGGCGGCCACGCAAGGGGTGGCAATAGCTTTTGCAAATCGCACCCGAGACGGCGTGAAGGTTCCCGAGGTTATGCCGGACGGCATTACTCCTGCACTGACCAATCCGGGCAACGGCGGCAGGGCCGATGCAATCAATGTGGTTGCTCCCACGCTAACGTCGGCCAACGACCCATCACGATCCCCGCAATCGTCGGAAATCACTCAACAAGTGACCGCAGTTCACGGCGCCTGCATGGCCGTCCGCCGGCTTACGCCTCGAGAATGTGAAAGACTGCAAGGGTTTCAAGACGATCACACCCTTATCCCTTGGCGGGGAAAGCCGGCTGCCGAGTGCCCAGACGGCCCACGCTACAAAGCCTTGGGCAATTCCATGGCGGTGCCGTGCATGGCATGGATTGGACGGCGCATTGCCGCGCAAGAAATGCTTCCTTTGCGCTATCTCTCCGTATGCAGCGGCATCGAAGCTGCCAGCGTGGCGTGGGAGCCTTTGGGTTGGCAGCCCGCAGCTTTTGCCGAGGTGGAGAAGTTCCCGTCCGCCGTCCTGGCTCACCATTGGCCACACGTGCCAAACCTCGGGGACATGACAAAATATGAAGAATGGAAATTGGGAACAATCGACCTTTTGGCCGGAGGAACACCGTGTCAGTCATTCAGTGTCGCCGGATTGCGACAAGGACTCCGCGACCCACGCGGCGGCCTCATGCTTACTTATCTTGAAATCGCTCAACGTCACCGACCTCGATGGCTTGTCTGGGAAAATGTCCCCGGCGTCTTGTCATCCAACGGAGGAAGGGATTTTGGAGCCTTCCTCGGGGCGCTGGGGGACTTGGGGTATGGGTGGGCCTACCGGGTCTTGGACGCACAATGGTTCGGAGTGGCCCAAAGACGCCGCCGTGTGTTCGTTGTCGCAAACGCTGGAGCAGGGGCCTTTGCCGCCGCGGTTCTATTTGAGTCAGAAAGCGTGCGCCGGGATACTCCGCCGAGCAGAGAAACGAGGCAAAGAGTTGCCGCCGATGCTGGAACAGGCATTGAAGGCGGTAGCTGGGCAACAGATGTTGTTGGAGCCTTGACAGACGGCGCACACAACGGGGGGGGGCTTAATGGCCAAGATGCCTATAGTGGAAGAATATTCCCCACAACCGAATTGCCTGCTGGACAAATTGTGAAGGATTAGTCGAAAACATGGCTTCCATGATCAAATACAAAATAGACGTAACCAAGATCGACAAGGACCTCCTCTACAAAGGCGAGAAGGGCACCTACCTTAACGGCGTATTCTTCGAGAATAAAAACGGCACCGGCGAATACGGTGACGATGGCTTTATCGTCCAAGACGTGACCAAGGAAATGCGCGAGAAGGGCATCAAAGGCCCGATCATTGGCAATTGGCGTCACCTCCAAACCAAATCCACGCCGGCCCCCAAACCCGCCCCCGCAGCTTCAACCGCGGAGGACGATGACATCCCCTTCTGACGTGGACATCGCGGACATCACGCACATGCTCAACGACGAGCCGGTGGAAACGCCGGCCCCGCGTCCGCGTGGTGACAAGACCAGCCAGGTGGAATTGGAACAGCGCATCCGGGCGGTGGTGAAGTGGATTGTCCGCGGATTACCTTACTCTGAAGTTGTGGAAAGTTGTGAAAATGGCTTTGGCGTATGTGAATCCACGGCGGCACGTTACGTAGCCGAGGCCAACAAACGCATCCGCGAGGCCAACGCCAAGGACCGCGATCTGGAGATTGCCAAGGCCAAGGCACGCTACGAATTGCTGTTACAACTGTCATCTCAAGACAAGCAATACTCCGCCGCGATCAACGCCAACAACTCTTTGGTCAAACTGCTGGGACTTGCCGAACCCGACAAAGTCGAACACGGCGTCAGCGACACCTTGGCCCAAGCGATGGCCGAAATACGTGCAGGAAACCAAGCAAAACTTGGCTGATCCGCTCTGGCGGCTCAACAACATTTACAAAATCAAACGGCCCACCGATGGCCGTCTGATTAGGTTCACGCCGCGCCCGGAGCAGCAGCGCGTCTTTGAACTCTTATTAAAGGAAAGGTGCCGAAGGTTAATTATACTCAAAGCCCGCCGGCTGGGCATGAGCACGGGCATCGATATCCTGCTGGCCGATCAGATCCTGTGGAATGCGGGCAGCCAGTGCTCGATTGTCGATCAATCCATGGCCGATGCGGAGCGCAAACTTTCGACTATTGTCAAGGTAGCCTTGGACAATCTCCCCAAAGGTATGCGCGGGAACATCAAATTCCTGCGAGACAGCGGGAGCGTGATTGAAATCACAGTGAACGGTGACGCCGCGTCGAGCCTGTTCGCCGGCCTGCGCTCCCGCGGTGGAACGAACAACTGGCTGCACTTGAGCGAGTGGGGAGTCATCCAGGCGGATGATCCCAAACGCTCCGAGGAAATCCTCACGGGCGCAATCCCGTCCGCCGAGCACGGCAGCATTGTAGTGGAAACGACATGGAAAGGGGGCAGGGGAGGGCACCTCTGGAATCTGGTGAAGTCCGCCATGGAAACGCCCGAGGCGGAGAAGACAGAGGCCGATTGGCGCGTGGTATTCTTTCCTTGGTGGAGAGATCCAACGTACACGCTCGAAGGTCCCGCGGACACGATTAGCTCGATCAATCAACGCTACCTCGCGTCTCTCGAGGAGGAGATCAAGCACAAGCTCACGCCAGGGCAAAGGCTGTGGTATGACCGGCAGGAGAAGAACCTCGGGCTATTCATCTACCGCGAATTCCCTTCGACCGTGGAGGAGTGTTTCAAGGCCCCCGTCGAGGGAGCGATCTACGCGGACATGATCGACCGCCTGCGAAGCGAGGGCGCAATTGCCCCGCGGCCCTACGATCACAATGCCCTGGTGCATACCAGCTGGGATCTCGGCTCTCCGGTCAACACGGTGTGCTGGTATTTCCAGATCGTGAACGAAGAGATCCGCGTCATCGATCTCGACATGAACCTGGACATGAGTCCTGTCCACCGCGTGGCCCACATGCTGGGCAAGCAATACCCCTTTGGCATGCACATCCTGCCGCATGACGGCATGACCACCAACACGTCCGGGCGCACCTTTGCCAACGAGTTGCAGTCCGCCGGCCTCACCAACATTCGCGTGGTGCCGCGGACCAATGACATTTGGGTGGGCATCAACAGGCTGCGCCAGCTGCTCCCACGCTTTACCTTTAGGCTGCCCTTTTGTGAACACGGCCTCGATGCCCTGGCCGCCTATCACTACAAGCCGGTCAGCGCCACGGGCCTCACCAACAACGAGCCGGTGCATGATTGGTCGAGCCACCCGAGCGATGCGCTCCGCATGCTGGCCGAGGCCGAGGTGGCCGGCATGCTGCCCATGGGCGGACCGGCCCGCCGTGATCCGGTCATCGTCCGCACCGGATTCCGCGACAACATCGTGGTGCGCCGGTGACATGTACACGCCGTAAACATGTAACCAAAACATGTCGAAATTTGTGACAAATCTAACCATGAAACCACCCGCCCAACTGGTCTACGAACTCTACGATGCGGACAGTCCGCGCACCTTCCAGCAAGACCTGCAACTGCACCTGCTCCACGGTTATGTTTTCTCCACCCCGGAAGAATTCCTCATGGGCCGTCCCGTCGAGAGCACCGCGGACCCCGCGGACATCCGCAACCCTGCCGTGGTCTTTGACCGCGAAGATTGCGACTGCTGGTACATCTATGCCTATGCCACGCGGAACCCCTCGTATGAAAATTGGGCGGGATTAGTCGAAAAAGTGTTGCGCTGGATGCCATACGCGCTACCTCTCGCTGCATGGGAAAGGCGCAAGCATGACCGCATGTTGTTTTTTCCGATCCAGAGATTCCAACAAATCATTCAACGACCATGAGATTTTACACTCGCTCACGCCTCGATCTGACGTGTCGCAATTACGGCGGCATGTTCGGTGGTGGCTCACGCCCCGCGCCACGCCCGCAGCCGATGCCGGCCATGCCCACACCTCCTCCTCCTCCGCCGCCACCGCCACCTCCGCCGATGCCGAAGATGCCTGCCATGCCGGCCCCGGCTCCGCTTCCTCCTCCTCCTCCGCCGCCACCGGCTCCTGCTCCTCCTCCGCCGCCAGCCAGCGGTCCCAACCGCGTCGAGGCCGCCGAGGCCCAGACCAGCAACCGCATGCAGCAGCAGAAACGCCAAGGCCAAGCCAAGACGCTTCTCGCCGGCGAAACCGGCGGATACTTCAATCCGGCCACCGGACCGCGCTCGCTTCTCGGTTAACGATTAGTCGAAAGACATGGAACAAAAGGCTGATCTTGTCCGGCTGGGGGAGTATGTGCTCACCCGCCACCAGGACCTGCTGTCCAACCGCAAGGTCTGGGACACCATGTGGCAGGACATCGCGGACTTTTGTTTGCCCCGCAAGGCGGAGATCGTCAACAAGAAGGAATACCCGGACACGTCACGCAATGACGTGCTCTTCGATTCCACGGCGATTTACGCCAACGCGGTGCTGGCCAATGGTCAGCTGTCTTACATGTCGCCGGCGGACAGCCGGTGGTTTGTTTACGAGCCACCCGCGGCCATCAAAGACAACGACAAGGCGAAGACGTGGTTCCAGCAGTGCTCCGAGATTGTCCAGCTGAACCTGGCCAACTCCAACTTCTACTCCGAAGTCCATGAACTCTATTTTGACGATGGCACGTTTGGCACTTACGCGATGTTTTGCGAACCTGGTCGCCGTCATCCGGTCACCTTCACCACCTTCCCCTGTGGCAGCTTCTGCATCTCGGAAGATGACGAGGGCCTGGTGGATACGATCTTCCGCGAACTGAAGATGACCTGCTTGCAGGCCGCGGACAAATTCGGGGAGGAGAACCTCTCGGAGAAGATGCGGAAGCAGGTCGAGGAATACCGCAAGACCGGCAAGGGCGGCAACACGCTCCACGATTTTGTCCATGCCATCTATCCGCGCCGGCACAAGGACCGCGCTCCGGGCAAGGCAGACGGCGAGAACAAGCCGATTGCCAGCGTCTACGTGGACAAGTCGAGCAAGCACGTGGTGCGCTCAAGCGGATTTGACGAGCAGCCTTTCTTTGCCGGTCGCCACCTCAAGTGGGGCGATTCGGCCTACGGATGGTCCCCCGGTTGGATTGCCATGCCCGAGGCAAGGCAGCTGAACTTCTTGGTCAAGCAGATGGATGCCTTGGCCGAGATCAAAGCCTTTCCCAGAATTTTGATCCCGAGCACGCATGAGAACGAAGTGGATCTCCGCTCCGGTGGATTCACCTACTTCGATCCTCTCAATCCCAACGCGCTGCCCAAGGAATGGTTGACCCAAGGGGAATACCAGATCGGCCTTGAGCGGGAGAAGCGCAAGGAAGCCTCGATCCAGCGGGCGTTCCACGTGGATCTCTTCCAGATGTTCGCCATGCTCGACCAGAAGCAGATGACGGCCCGCGAAGTGGCCGAACGAGCCTCGGAAAAGCTGGTGCAATTCAGCCCGACCTTTGCCCGCAAAACGACCGAACTCTTCAACCCTCTGCTTCGCCGCGTCTTCAATCTCCACCTGCGCCAGGGCCTCTTCCCGCCGCCGCCCCCGGACGTGATCGTGCAGAACGAAATGACCGGCATCCCCGAGATCCCCGAGCCGGAAGTGACCTACACCTCCCGCGTGGCCTTGGCCATCAAGAGCCTGCACAACCTGGCCTTCATGCGGACCATGGAGCGTCTGGCCCCGATCATCCCGCTCAAGCCCGAGATCCTCGACAACTATGACATGGACGCCGTGTCCCGCGACCTCGGTCGCAATGACGGGGTGCCCGCGGATTGGATCTTGGACACCGACAAGCGCGACCAGATGCGCGAGGAGCGGGCCGCGCAAATGCAGGCCATGCAGGAGCAGCAGCAGATGATGGCCCAGGCGGACATGGCGGCCAAGGCCGGCTCGATCAAGAGTGACAGCATGGTAGGCCAAGCCATCCAGCAATCGCTATGACCAGTGACGCCACGCTCGAGGCCCAGAAGAAGGGCCAGCAAATCACCAACGCCTTCCACCGCGTCTTCTTGAGCGAGGACGGGCAACTCATTTTGGAGCACCTCCGCTCCTACTTCCGCGTGGACCGCCCCGCCTTCCAGCGTTCCATGCACAATTCCTATGACCCCTTGGCCGCGGCCCTCCGCGATGGCCAACGCGAGGTGCTTCTTTTCATCCAACACAAGCTCTCCGAGCCAATGGTGGGGGATGCCGACTTTGACCAACCGAAGACCAAGATCGTGCGCTAATCGCAGGGTGGAGAAGAAGTATCTCGTTAGGTTCATAACCTAAAGATCGCCGGTGCAAGTCCGGCCCCTGCAAGCGCGGGATTAGTCGAAAACAAACCAATCTATGGACACATCCACAGCACCCGCCGGGGACGCCGCCATCACGCCGGCGTCCGAAACTGCACCCGTCACCAGCCTGCTCGAGGCCAGCCCGTCTTCCGAGCCATCCGCTCCCGCGGCCCCCGCGGAAAAGCCGGAATGGCTCCCCGACAACTTTTGGCGCGAAGGCCAAGCCGATTACCAGGCTCTGGCCAAGAGCTACCGCGGCATGCAGGAGATCCTGGGCCGCAAGAGCCAATCGGTGCTCGTCCCCAACGAGAAGAGCAAGCCCGAGGAAATCGCGGAATTCCGCAAGGCCCTGGGCGTGCCGGAAAACCCAGACGATTACTTGAAGAGCCTCAAGCCCGAAGCCCTGCCCGAGGGCGTGCAGTTTGACGAGGCCATGGCCAAGCAGGCCGCGCAATTGGCGCACAAGCACAACATCCCGCCCGCGGCCATGAAGGAACTGGCTGCCTTGCAAATCAGCCAAGTGCAGGCCATGGCGCAAGCCAGCGAGCAAATGGTCATCCAACAGCTGCAAGCCGGCAAAGAGCAGCTGCAAAGCGAATACGGGGACAAGTTTGGCGAGAAGCTCGACTTGGCCAAGCGTGCCGCCATCACCGCGGGCATCGATCCGACCGCCCGAGGCTTTGCTGATCCGGCCATGGTCAAGCTGGCCGTCTGGGCCGCGGAGCAAATCGCGGAAGACAAACTGGTCAGCGCCAACGCCAGCCCCATGCAAGTGGGCAAGGATCGCGCTCTGGACATCATTGCCAACCCGGAAAACCCGCTCCACCGCCGTTACCAGGAAGGTGACGAAGACGTGGTCCGCCAAGTCCGCTCCTACCTCTCCCAACGATGAAACCCCAACTCTTGGTGGTGGTCAGCGACCTGCACTGTGGCAGCACAGTGGGCCTGCTCGCGCCGGATGTGGAAACGCATTACGGCAACACGGTGGGCTTTGGTTCCAACTACCACCAAGAGTGGCTGTGGGACAAATGGCAGGAGGGCATGCGGCGGGTTTTCGACTTGGCCGGCGATGATCCCTACGTGCTCTTGTGCAATGGCGATGCGACCGAGGGCATTCATCACAGGTCCCCGGAAGTGGTGGCCACCTTGATCGAAGACCATTGCCGGATGGCCGCCGCGGCCTTGAAAGGCTACGCGGAGAAAGCTGCCAAGGTCTTGATTACCCGCGGCACCGAGTGCCACACCCACAACGTCGAGGACTACCTGGCCAACCTTCTCGGGGCCGGCGAGGCCCGCGACCATTGGCTCTTCACCATCAACGGCACGCTCTGCAACGCGACCCACCACATGCCGGCCACCAGCCGAGCCTACCTCGAGGCCAGCGCCATGAGCATCAACTTGGGCAATGCCCGCCTCAACTGCATCCGGTCCGGTCATCCCGTGCCGAGTGTTTACCTCCGCGCCCATCGCCATTGCGGCGGATGGTACACGGACGGGGCCGGCATGCTCGCCGTGACCGGAGGATGGCAATTCCTTACCCGCCACGGGAAAAAGGTGGTGCCGGACGCCATCCCGCGTCCTTCCATCATCGTGCTCGATTGGCGTGGCTTGGAGGAGGGGACCCTGCCTCACGTCCACAACTTCACCTTCAACCCGCCCCCACCGGAGATCACCCACCTATGACCGCGGAAATGATCAACGCGGCAGCGTGGAAAGCGGCCATCACTGTGCAGCGTCCCGCGGACCATGTGCCCGCCGGATGGCACACCGTGCCCGAGATTGCCGAGGCCCTGGGCAAATCGGTGGATGGCATGCGGATCAGTCTGAACAAGGCGGTCAAAGCCGGACGCATTGAACGCCAAGACTTCTACATCCCCACGCCCAAGCGCGGGGTCTATTCCGTCCCGCACTACCGCCAGAAAATGGAGTGATGCCATGGCCACCCGTGTCCCCACCATGCGCTTCAAATACGATGGGTCTTGGTGGCGCGTGAAGATCATGCGCCCGCCGGCCCGCGAGTGCTTGGAGGGCATGGCCGATTACTCAACCCGGACGGTCTACCTCGATCCCCGCGCCGTGGCCGCCAATGGCCTCGGCATCATCGTGCATGAGATTGCCCACGTGGTTCTGCCTCACGTGGCCGAGGAACCCATCCTCGAACTGGAACGCATCTGCTCCGCGGTGGCCAAGTTTACCGGCAAGCAGTGCCAGGGCCAGATCACCATCGGCCACCACAAGCCGGCATGACCACCGTCCCGCTCCTCATCTGCACGGCCTGTTATATTGCCACTTCGGTGACATTCTACAAACAGGGCCAGATCGGAATGTCCATCGCCTTCGCCGGATACAGCCTCGGGAATATAGGCTTCCTCTACATTTGCGTTTTCGGCTCAAAATAGAAATTTCTTTTTGACCGCGTTGGTGCGCGGGATTAGTCGAAAGGTAGTACGAGAGCAGACAACTCCTTGGTGAGCCTGCCCGCGGCAAACCCAACAGGCCGGGACCTGCACTGTGCAGACAATCCGGTAGGCCGAGGGACAGAAAACCAAAAACCCGACCGACACCGCCAACGCGGGGTTAGTCGAAAAACCAAAGGAGAAACATTATGTCTGCTATCACCCAGATCCCCGAGTTTTTCACGACCGAGTTTTCCGCCAACTGGAATCACCTCGTTCAGCAAAAACTCTCCAAGCTCCGCGAATTCGTGGTCATCGACCGCGTTAGCGGGAAAGAGAAAAAGTACAACCAGATGGCCAGCGTCAACATGACGCAGATCACTGCGCGTGCTCAAACCACCAACATCACCGACACGGCGATGGCCCAACGCTGGCTTCGCCCCCTGCAATACGAGAAGGCTGACCTCCTCGATGAGTGGGATGCCGAACTGCTGGGCGAAGTTTCGCTCCCGCAGAGCGAGTTGGTGACCAACCACGCCATGGCCTTCGCCCGCAAGTGCGACGAGATCATCCTCGCCGCCGCGGTTGGCACGGCCTCAACCGGAGCCACCGGAACGACCAGCACGGTCCTTCCCGCCGGACAGAAAATCGCTGCCGACTTTGTCGAGAGCGGTGCTGCCGCGGCCAGTGGTCTGACCATCGCCAAACTGCGCCAAGCCAAGTTTATCTTGGATGACGCCGATGTGGACGAAGACGATCCGCGTATTATCGCGGTCAGTCCGAAGCAGCTGCAGGACCTGCTCCGCACCACCGAAGTGACCTCCGCCGATTACAACACGGTGAAGGCTCTGGTGGCCGGCCAGCTGGACACCTTCATGGGCTTCCGCTTCCGCGTGGTCAACAAGGCGTTCTTCGCCTATTCCGCCGGAACCGGCGTTCGCAACGTGGTGGCCTACGTCAAGTCCGGCCTCCGCATGACCGATGCCGGACGCCGTGTCCACGTGGACATCCGCCCGGACCGCAGCCACTCGCTGCAAATCCGCACCACCGCTTCCATCGGGGCAACCCGCATGGAGGAGAAAAAGGTGGTCGAGATCGCCTGCGACGAAATCCTCTAATGAGGTAACTCACAACCGCTGGCAGACCGGCTCCAATAGTCTGCCCCCCTTTCTTTTATGGCCGCCTCTGAAACCGATATTGTCAATGATGCCCTGGGTCGCCTCGGCATCAGTCCGGTCATGGCTTTGACCGATTCGACCAAGCAGGCCCAGTTTGCCAACCGCTTCTACGAATCGACCCGCGACGAAGTGCTGGCCAGCCACCCTTGGAACTTCGCCAGCAAACGCGCCGTGCTGGCCCAGCTGGCCACGCCGCCGGACTTTGAGTGGTCCTACGCTTACCAGCTGCCCACCGACAACCTGCGCCTCTTGCAATTGAATGGCTACGATCTGGGCAAGGTGCGCGACCCTTGGCACATCGAGGGCAACCGCCTGCTCACCGATGCCGAGAAAGCCGAGGTGCGCTACATCGCCCGCGTGACCGACACCACCTTCTACCCCGCGCTGTTTAGCGAGGCCCTCTCGCTCAAGCTGGCGGCCAAGCTATGCGCCCCCTTGACCGGACGCTTCGACCAGCCCACCGCGCTCATGCAGGAGTATGACAAGGTGACCGGACCCAAGGCCCGCCTCTCCGATGTTTTCCAGCAGCGCGACAAACGCCGCATGGCCTGGGTGGACAGCGACCTGGTCAAGAGCCGCGTGAGCGGGGGATTCTAAAATGCCCGTCTCGGCCCTCATCAATTCGTTCAACGCCGGCGAATTGTCCCCCTACATGGGGGCGCGGAGTGACGTGGAGAAATACCGCAACGGCTGCTCGACCCTCGAGAATTTCATCATCCTGCCCTACGGCGGGGTCATCCGCCGCCCAGGAACCGAATACTTGGGCAACCCCAAATTCAACGACCGCCGGTGCCGGCTGATCGGGTTCAACTTTTCCACCACCACGCGCTTTGTCATCGAGATGGGGCACCAATACCTGCGCTTTTGGTCCAATGGCGTGCAGGTCCTTTCCGGCGGCAATCCGGTCGAAGTGCCCAGCCCTTACCTCGAGAGCCAGCTGCGCGAGGTGCAGTTTGTCCAGATCAACGACATCATGTACCTCGTCCACCCGGACGTGGCCCCGCATAAGCTCTCCCGCTTGGCGGACACCAATTGGACTTTGACCGAGGTGGCGTGGGATTGGCCGGCGCTGCTTGATGAAAATCTGACCGACACCACGCTGGCATGCAGTCACCTTACGGGCAACGGTCGCACGCTGACCGCGTCCACCGGAATCTTCAACGCCGGCCACGTGGGCAGCTACTGGCAGCTGGGCCACGCGCTCGAGGCCGTTTTCACCGAGCAGGACATCGATGCCAACGGCAACAGCAGCAGCCTCAACGTCTTTGGCGATTGGGAATTTTCCACCTCGGGCGTCTGGTCCGCCATCATCAACATCGAGCAGAGCGAGGACAACGGGGCCACCTGGCAGGTCATCCGCTCCTACAAAGGCTCCGCCGAGCGAAACATCACGTCGAACGGAAAGACCGAACGCGAGGTGCTGCTCCGTCTGGCGATTTCCAATTACGTGACCGGATCAGCCTGGGCGACCAACACCAACTACGCGCTCGATACCGTGGTGACCTACGAGAACAACGTCTACAAGTGCGTGCTGGGACATAATTCCAATGCGCCGGCTTGGAGTGAATTTTCCGGCAACTATGCGCTCGACGCCTTGGTCACGTGGAACACGCGGACCTACAAATGCACCAAGGCGCACAACAACACCACCACCGATTGGGATTGGCGGAACAAGGTTTATTCCGTTGGCAACTTGGTCAAGCATAACGGAAGAACATATAAGTGCGTGCAAGCCCACAACACGACAGTCACAAATACTGTCCGAAACACGTTGACGGGCGCGGCTGGAGCGCGTCATGCCTGGGACCGGGACAACCGGCAAGAAATTTATGAAATGGCGGACTTTGTCGGTTACGTGACCGACCTTCCTACTGGATCATATTTTGTCAACGCTGGGGCAATTTATTTTAACTCCGCGACTGGCTATTTGCGTTCCGTCCGACAAAACGGGCCAGTAGGAACGACCCAGCATATTTTGGACAACGCCTTGCAATTGTTGACCACACCTGGTGACAACAATGGAGCAAGAGACATTTTGGCTTTGCACGAAATGGGCAAGGCCACGCTCAAAGATTACTCCCCAGACAACCCAGAATACTGGGAACTGCAAAATTTTCGCCCGAGCAATTTTGAATACTGGGAGCCAATCGACTTCACCCCGGCCAACCAGAAATACTGGACCCCCATCAATTTCGGCACGCGCATCGCCCGCCTCGAGGCCGCGGATTCCCGCGTCTATGGCATTGTCAAGGTCACCGGATTCACCAGCGCGACCCAAGTCACGGTCAACGTGGTCAACCCCGTGGCCAAGACCACCGCGACCAAGATCTGGAGCGAGGGCGCATGGAGCACGCACCAAGGATTCCCGCGCACCGTGACCCTGCACCAAGGGCGCATCTTTTATGGCGGCACCGAGCGCCGGCCTCTCTCGATTTGGGGCAGCGTGGTGGACGATTTCCAGAATTTGCGTCTGACCACCAACAATGACGGCGGTCTTTTCCTCACCCTTTCGGCCAAGGAAGCCAACCGCCTCATGTGGATGGAGAGCCAAGACAAGCTGCTCATCGGCACCAGTGGCAACGAATGGACCCTCGGGGCCTCGACCGACGAGGGGATCACCCCGAGCAATGTCACGGCCCAAAAGCAATCTTCCTACGGATCGAAGTATCTGCCCGCGGCCACGATCAATGACGTGCTGCTTTTCGTGCAGCGCCAAGGGCGCAAGGTGCGCGAACTGGTCTACGTGCTCGACAAGGACGGATGGGTGGCCCCGGATTTGACCGTCTTGGCCGAACACGTCACCTCCGGGGAAATTGTCGAGCGGTCCTACCAGCAGCAGACGGACGCCATCTACTGGGCGGTCAAGGGCGATGGCCAGCTGATTGGCATGACCTACGAACGCGACCAGAACGTGGTTGGCTGGCACCGGCATACAACTGACGGGCAATTTGAGTCAGTGGCCACGATCTACGGCCTCAACGGCACCGACGAGGTCTGGCTCTCGGTCCAGCGCACCGTGGGCGGCCAGACCAAACGCTTCATCGAACGCTTCTACACCCAGAGCCGGGAAACCTTCGAGGCCGCGGACAAGGCCAACTGGTGGTACCTCGATTGCGCCGTTCGCTATTCGGGAGCGGCGAACGCCACCATGTCCGGCCTCTCGCACCTCAACGGGCGCACCGTGGACGTGCTGGCCAATGGATCGGTGGAAACCCCCAAAGCCGTGTCCGGCGGCCAGATCACCTTGGACAAGGCGCGGACCACCGTGCTGGCTGGCCTGCCCTTCACCTCGACCCTTCAGCCGATGACCATTGACATCAACAACATGGCGGACGGCACCAGCCGCGGACGCTTCAAGCGCATCCACCGCATGGTCTTGGCCCTGCAAAAAAGCCTCGGGGGCGAAGTGTCCACCGACCAGGGCCAGACGTGGCAATACCTTTACAACCGCGATTTCCCCGACCCGATGGACGCCTCGCCGCCGGTCTTTACGGGCGACACCGAGGTGGTCACCGCGTCCGACCATGACCGCAACCTCCAGGTCATGGTGCGACAAAACCAGCCACTTCCGCTCACCGTGCTGGCCTTGGTGGCCAAGATCGATTTTTATGGTGACTGATTTTCGACTAACCCGATGAGCAAGCACCTCTACCAACTTCGCTTTTACCAGCCGGAATCCGACTACGGGATGATCTCCGATTGGTTCGCTGTCCACGGCGCGAAGTGTCCGCCCGAGCAAATCCTGCCCAAGCTGGGCGTGGTCTGCACGATGGACCAAGAGCCGGTGGCCGCGCTCTGGCTCTACATGGACAACAGCGTGGGCGTCTGCTGGGCCGAGTATCCGGTGACCCGTCCCAAGCTGAAGCTCTCGCAAAGCCGCGATGCGCTGGAAAACCTTTTCACCTACATGCGCCGGTTCGCTGCGAGCAACGCTTACCCGATCATGCGCGTGACCACCATTGCGCCCATTGCCCGCTACCTCGAGCGTTTCGGATTCAAGACCGAGATGACCAACTTGGTCAGCATGGTGGGCATTACCATCGAACCGGAGGAAGACCATGGGAACGGGCGCTGAATTTATTGCTGTTGCTGCGATTGTTGGGTCTGTGGCTTCCACGGGCGTGGCCATGTATGGCCAGATGCAGCAAGCGCAAGCCGCCGCGCAAATGGCGGCCTACAATCAGAATCTGCAAATGCAGGCGGCCCAGATCGCTGCCAACAACGCCATGGTGCAAAACCAGCTGATGAGCCAGCAGAATGCTTTGGCCCAGCAGCAGGCTTTGGCCTCGCAAAATGCGATAGCGAAAAACATGCAGATGAGCCAGCAGATGAACCTGCTCAACCAGCGCAATCTGCAATCGCGCTCCGACTCACAGATCATGGCGATGCAAAACAATGCGCTGATCGCCCAGCGAAACGCCGCGTCCCAAGACCAAGAGGCCAACCTGGTCGAAGCCCAAGCCCGCGAACGCGCCCGCCGCCAACGCGAGCAGAACGAGAAGATCATGTCCTCTCTCCGCGGCAGGCAGGGCAAGAGCGCCGTCACCTTCGAGGGCAGCCCGCTCATGGTCATGGCCGAAACCGCCGGCCTCATGGAACTGGGCGTGGCCGATGCCTTCTACGAGGCCGGACTGCAAAGCCAAGCCCTTCGTACCAAAGCCGATGCCGGACGCTATGGCAGTGCCTTGGAGCTATGGCAAACCCGCTTTGTCGGACAGGACGCCATGATGGACGGGCAGGTCATGGACCTCAAAGCCCAAGCCGAACTTTCCAACCTCAACCTCGAACGTCAGTCCGCGCAATACGAACTGGCCGCCGCCCAATACCAGGGCAGCGCCATCGCACGCGACCGCCAAATGATCAGCCAAAAGCTGACCTATGACATGAACGCGGCCCGCGGCACCTACATGCAGGGAATGAACCAAAGCCAAGCCTACCAGATCGATGCCTACGGCACGCTGTTTGGCGGCATGAGCCAAGCCGGCCAACTCTACAGTGGCTACCGCCGTGACGTGAAATCGGGAGCATTCGCATAGCCATGGCCGTCCCCGTTAACCAGATTCCCAACGCGCCCAACGCGGTGCCCGGATCGGCCCCGTTGCCCAACACGCCGATCCCCGGGTCCGCTCGCGCTTATTCCGCGCCGGTCCTCAATGCGCCGAACTTCAGCCGCGGCAACGCTATCCTTTCGCAGACGGCCCAGCTGCTCGACGCGCCCACGCCCCAGCCGGTCGAGTTTATCGACTACGCTTCCCGCGCTTGGGCGGATTTCGGGGCCACCGGAGCCAAGGTGGCGAGCAACCTCATGGACCTTTCCATGCAGATGCAGCGGTCCCGCGACGAGGGCAACTTGGCCAAGATCGACAACACCCTGGCCCAGAGCTACGGCGACTTCCTCACGTGGAGCCAGGACAAGCAGGCTGACCAGCTGCTGCCCGAATGGGAGAAGCGCAAGGCCGCGGCCATGAAACAATTTGAGGCCCTGCCATTTTCCGAAACCGGCAAGGCCAAAGCCCAGGTGCTGATCGACAACAAGACGATCAACTACACGGTGGACGTTTCCACCACGGCCCGCAAACGCCAGATCCAAAACGCGGACCGCGAAATGGAAGCCTTGCAAAAACGCGCCGAGGAAATGGGCGATTGGGAAACCGCCGCCGCCACGGTGGCCAAGCGCAAGGCCGCCGGCCATATCGATAGCGGCACCGAGCAAATGCAGCTGCTCGAACTGGACAAGAAGCAGCAACTGTCTGGGGTGCAACAGCGCATCGCCCTCGACCCCTTTGCCGCCGAAGAACACTTCAACGCCGTGCTCACCGAGGGTGGGGGCAAGTCCAAGGAATACGATCTGCTCGATGCGTACGCTTTCATGCAGGCCCGCGACAATGCCCGTGGTCAGCGCATGCAATTGCAAAGGCAAGCCATCACCCAGATCAGCGACCTCTCGCTCAAGAATCCCCAAGGCATCAACGACGAGCAGATCCGCCAGCTTGGCGAGCAAGCCCGCATCCCGCAGGAAAACGTCGAGGCCCTCATCAACAACTGGAAGGTGGCCTATGACAACACGCCGGAAGGGCAGGCCCAGTTTGTGCAAAAGCAGAACGACCTCTTCTTCCGCGTCCGCCAATTCCAGCCCGAGATCGACAACGCCACCGGGGAACTGACCGAAAAGTCATTCGGGGAATACATGGCCTTGGACGCCTCGGTCCGCGCCAACATGCCCGCCGGTTACATCGAACGCTTCACCGCGCCCATCGAACGCCGCATCGCAGAGGCCCGCAAAAAGAACGAGGGCAAGCTCGACAGCGCCCAGGTCATCATGCGCCAAACGCTGACCCAGCAAGTTAACCTGCTGCGAAAAAGCACCAAGGTTCTCGGAGATGACGGCGGGGTAGACCGTGAAGGCAAGCCTTTGAATTACCCGAAGTTTCTCGCCGTGGAGCAGAAGCAGGCGGAACTACTCGACGCCGTGGAAGGGATCTTTGATCGCAACCCGAGCATCACCTCGGACGAGGCATTTAAGCAATTCCAAGACCTTTTCAACAACGGCGGATTCAGTGACAAGGCCGCACAGGAATTCTTCCGCGGACCGGACAACCGTTCGTTTCTTGAAAAGCTGGGCGATTGGTTTGGTGCCGCGGTCAACCCGACCGCCAACAACCCCAACGTGATGACCGCCGGCTTGTCCTGGGGAAGCTCGTCGCTCACCGATGGCCTCGAGGCCGATGCTCCGCTTCCGCCGGTGGCCGGTGCGCCTTCCGCGCCCGCGGGATTTAATCTTGCGGCCATGCCCGCGGACAAGCAGCCCGTGGCCCAGCGCATAGCCGAGATGGCCGGCCAATCCGGGCTGGGGGACTACGTGCCCCACCTCATGCTGCTGGTTGAGCAGGAGAGCAATTTCAACCCGAACACCGCAGCGAAGACCTCCTCGGCCCGCGGCCTCTTCCAGCTGCTCGACGGGGACCGCAAACGCTACGGCGGGGACAATAGCGTGGAAGGCCAGATCCGCGCCGGCTTGGCCAAGACCAAGACCAATATCCAAGCCGCCCGCCGCGCCCTCGGACGCGACCCCGACCCCATCGAACTTTATGTCATACACTATCAAGGCATCGGGGCCGGTCCGGCCATCCTCAAAAACCCCGATGCGGACTTCCGAGCCACGCTTGACCGCACCGGCGGCAAGGGCCACGCCAGCCGCGTCATGCGGGCCAACAAATGGCTCTCCGACATCAAGACCAACCAGGACTTCATCGATTGGGTGCGCGAGCGTTTGTCTCGTAAATCCGCGGTCCTCGCCATGGCCCAAGCATGACGCCCAACGAAGGACAACAGCTGGCCATCGAAAGCCGGGACCGCGAACTTCCCGACAATCACTGGAACCGCGTCTATACCGACCCCGACTATTTCGGGGAGTTTGCCAAGCGTCCGGCCATCCAGACCGGCGCGTCCCTCTCGCCTTTCCCCGAAACGTACGCCAAGCGGCAGGCCAACATTGCCTACTTGTCGAGCAGCCTCGAGATCCCTGCGGAGGAAATGCCCGCCATCTACGAGGCCAAGAAAAACGAGATCGGCAAGACCGCGCTGCAAACGCCCACGCTCTCCGACGAGGGCCTCTTCAACTATTTCAAAAAGCAGTTTGACCGCGAGAACGAGGTCAACACCGCGGCGGATGGCATCTACCAAGAGGTGCAGAAATCGGTCTTCCAGGGCCTCTTCGATTCCCAAGCCGGCACCGACATCACCGGCCAGCCTGCCTACCGCCCGCTCCTCGAGCAAAAGCTCACCGAGGCCGGCGAAATCCTCTCCGATGAAGACCGGCTCCGTATCCGGGAGAACGCGGACAAGATGGCGGACAACCTCCGCCGCGCCAATGATTCCATCGGGGACGAGGCCCGCTGGCTCTTTGATATCGTCAGCAAGCAGACCGGACGGGGACAGGAATACGAACTGGCCGGCGAGCAACCCAACCCCGCCGGCACGGTGGGCGGTCTGGGTCCGGTGATGAATCTGGCGGTCAAGCAGCCCGAGGCCGCCCCCGCGGGCGAGGTCGATCTGAACGACCCCGAGATGCTCAACTTCCAGACCGAGCAGATCCTCGAGAAGTTTGCCGACATGCCGACCGAGCGCCGGCAATCGATCTACCTTCTGGCCGGTGCCTTTGCCGAACTCAACCAAGTGGACAAGGGCATCTTCTACCAAGCCGCGGAAACCTTGGGCCGCTTCCTCACCCGCGAGATGGGCGAGCGCATCAGCCGCAACTTCACCGAGGAATCGATCCGCGGCCAGCAGCGTCTATTGCAAGGCGACCTTCCGCTCTACGAGGCGACCAACCTCGACGGGAGCAAAGGCTTGAGCCAAGCGCCCACGTCCGGCCAAGCCCCGATCACCGCGGAGCAGCGCGAGAAGCTCAAGACGGACGCCGCCCGCAAACTGAAGATCCTCCAGATCAAGCGCGAACTGGTCAACCTGGCCGATACCCAGATCGACCCGATCAAGGTGGTCACCGATTGGCCCACGTGGGAGCAGGGCTTCTACGGCTTTGTCGGATCGATCCCTTACGCCGGCATTGCTGCCATTCCCTTTGTCGGATTCCCCGCCATCACCGCGTCCTTCTTTGGGCAATACAAGGATGACCTCCTCCTCGAGTACCCCGACATGGACCCCGACCAAGCGGCAGCGATTTCCGCCTTGGCCGCCCCCATGGCCGCCGGCCTCGAGCTAATCCAAGCCAACTTGGTCATGGGCCGATTCGTGTCCCTCGACCGCGCCATCAAATTTTTCCTCAAGCCTTCGCGCAATCCCATGACGCGTATCATCGCCCGAGGCACCGCCACCTTTGGATTGGAAACCGGCATCGAACTGTCCCAGAACCGCGTCCTGCCCATCCTGCAAACTCTCGGGGCCGCCTTGAGCGATGACATACCGGACTACGATTGGCGCAAAGACATCGAAGCATTTGACGAGGAACTGGGCGTCACCGCGGTGACCATGCTGCTCTTCACCCTCACCGGCCTGCCTTTCATCACCTCGCAGGAGATCGGGCGCAACGCGGCCTACCTCCAGGATAAGAAGATGCTCAAGTATTTTGGCATGAGCGAGGAGCAGGCCGACCGCGTCTCAACCGCTCTGACCAAGAAGGAGCGCGTGGCCGCGTTCAAGGAAGCCGAGGCCGCCCGCGACCCCGCCCTTATCGAGGCCGGACGCCGCCAGCTTTTCGTGGACACCATGGCCCAGCTACAGGAACCCGCCGATCCTTTCCAGCCCAGCATCCGCCGGGATGGGGACCGCTTCACCGTGCTCGACGCCGAGGGCAATACCATCGCGGACCGCGTGGACGTGGATACCGCGTTCTATGAATTTGAGCGCATCGCCGGCAGCAGCGAAACACTTTTTGCCAGCGTCCAAGGGGAACTGATCAACGCCCTCCTTGAGGCCGGCCAAGCGACCAACCCAGAAGGATTCAGCGAGCAGATCGAGGTGGCCACCCAAGAGGTCATCAACCGCTACAACAACATGACGCCCGAGCAGCTGCAAAGGCGCATCGCCCAGTGGGAGCGCGAGACAGGCCAGACGTGGCAGCCGGGAGCCGCGGTCAACATCACCGCGGTCAATACCCTCGAGCAGGTCAAAGAAGGTCTTTTCCAAAGCATCACCCGCGTGGTCAAGGCCAAGTCCCCCGAGGAAATCCGCGCCGTCCTCGAAGACCGCGCCGAGGGCCAATACAAGATGGCCCTGCAATCCGGCCAATTCTCCGAGGCCGATATGGTGGGGTGGATTCGGGAATACGAATCCGGCACCGGCGACAGCCTGCTCGAGGAAGACTTCACGTCACGTGACGTAGTCGAGGCCGTCAGCACCATGTCGGTGGCCTACTACAGTGGCAACCTGGACAACGCCCGCGTCTCGTCCCGCCTCCGCGCCTTCTTCGAGGCATTGAAAGAATATTTCGCCGCCATCTTCGCCCGCGGCATCCGCATCAAAGAAGCCATCGCCGCCGGCCAAATCGCACCGGAATTCGAGGCATTCCTCGCCCAGAGCGTGGGCCTCGACATTGACCGGCAGATCGGAGTGCAGGCGGCCCAGCAGGCGAGGGCGGAGGTCAACGGAAGAACCGAGCCTTTGCGGGCCACGGCCCTGGACCCGAACGCGCCAACCGTTATGCTTCCAGACGGAAGCACTGTGGTGGGACCGACTACGTTTGCAATTAAAGTGTGGCATGGCTCCCGTGCGGAGTTTGATAAGTTTGAAACTTCCAAAATTCTTACCGGAGAAGGGGCTGTTGTTTATGGGTGGGGGTTGTATTTCGCCCAAAAACGGGATGTAGCTGAAGAATACCGGATTAAGTTGGCCTACAATCCCGACGAGCAAAAAATCAACGGGCGGCAGATCAACGAAGAATACAAATCCATTGAACAGCAAGCGATGCGCGATGGCAGCGAATGGAAGTATTCAGTGCTCGACGGACTTGAGCGTTTGATGCTGCACGAGACTGTTGAAGACGTAATCAGCTACGGCAGGGAAAACAACTGGGATGACCGGGCATTGGAGTATTTCCAAAGGGCCAACTACCAGACATTCGGAAACATGTACGAGGTGTCGTTGGATGTCTCAAAAAATTCAATGCTGGATTGGGACAGCCCGTTGTCAGCGCAAAGTGCGCGGGTCAAAAAAGCAATCGACGCATTGCTGCAAAACGAAACAGACACCAGCGGCATTGAAAAAGCCACAACTGGAGAAGGCATCTATTCTTGGTTTGAGGCCGGCGTGATTCAACGCAACGGAGAACAAGACCCATCAACGTGGTTTAAGTCCACATCAGAGGCAAAAAAAGAAGTGTCCACGGCGATGGTGGCGCAAGGCATAAAAGGCATCCGCTATTTGGATCAAGGCAGCCGCAACCGTTACGAGATCAAATGGAAAAAATATGACGGCGACCGCATCCCCAAAGCCGGGTGGCGCACCAAGATCGGGAACCAAGCATTTCCCGAGGATGACCTCCACGCATACATCTATCCGGTCAACACGGGATACGCGGTCTACGTGGAAGAACTCGGCAACGGCGAAATCAATGACGTGGCCATGGGATTCCACGCCACGCTCGAGGAAGCCAAAGCCGAGGTAGAGGCGGCATTCGGCCCCACTTACAACTACGTTATTTTTGATGAAGGATTAGTCGAAATTCTGACGCGCAACGGACAGCCGGTTGCCACGCCGGAATCCACGTTTGCCATCAGCCCGGAGAAAGGCATGGCAGACCTCAACAAGTTGCCGGAAGGCATCACTACTTTTTCTGGTGGGGGATTAGTCGAAATAGGTCTGGCCGGCTTGGTCACTCCGACTTTGGCCGTCGAGTACAGCCCCGCCATCGCCCAAGCGTATCGGGCCGCCCACGGCGACCACGTCAAGGAAGCGGACATCCGCACGGTTTCGCTGGAGGAGCACCGCGGCAAATTCCATTACCACGCCTCGCCGGTGTGCAAAAATTCTTCGCTGCTCAAAAGCGCGGCCAAGGGCGGGGGCGAACAAGACTTGGACATCGAATCGGCGCAAGCGGTGGCGCGGCATATCGAGGAGGTGCAGTCCAGCGTGGTCACCATCGAGAACGTGCCGGAATACCGGAAGACCGAAGCCGCGGACATCATCCGCCGCGCCTTGGATGAGCAGGGATATACATTTGACGAGGCGGTCTACAACGCCGCGGAATATGGTGCGCCAACCGCTCGCCGGCGTTATCTGCTTCGCGCCATTAAAGGCAATGTGCTGCTGGCTCCGCCTATGCCGGTCAAGGGGCCAGGGTGGTTCGCTACCGTGGCCGATATTATCGAAACCCTGCCCGATGATTCCATCGCCAAGGCCAAATACATCTACCGCTCCATGCGCGAGCAGGGCGTCGATCCCGACAACGTGACCGAGCCTTTGCTGGTCAGCGGCACTACGCTTTTCAAGAAGGTGGCCTTTGCCCGACCCGACCAGCCGGCGTTCACGTTCAAAGCCACACCGGCC